GGCTGCACCGCCAGCACCGCCAGAACCGCCGGTTTGACCACCGCCCCCGCCGCCGCCATTGATGGGGAAAAACCCTGAGGGCGGACCATCGGGACCACCGAAACCACCACTACCGCCGCCGCCACCGCCACCGATTGTTCCCAGATTGTCTAGGGTTACTGCACTTGAAACGCTTAAAGCTGGTCCTCCACTTGTGCCACCAGTACCTGCGATACTGCCATATTGATCAAAGCCTGTCATCCTACCTCTGTTGCCGCCGTTTCCCCCACGACCAACAATAAAACCCTCGTTAATTAGCTCTACACCGCTAGGATAAGACCCATTTATTGTTAAAGCTGGGGACCCTGTTGAGTTAGAAAAGACATAAACCCCAGCTTCAATTAAAACAACTAGCCTTTTAGTCTGGTTCCAACCTTTGGATATTGCCAATGACCTCAAATTTATATTTGACACGTTAGAGGAGATAACTACGTCAGCTATAACTCCGTCACTTACACCAAACCCGTTTATGTTATATCCAAACCCAGTCATTATGCGTCATTCTTTGCGTTTGTTGTGAAGAACAGTTTTATACCCAGCAGTCTAGCATCTGCTGTCTGAGTATCGTTAGTGGCATCTCTCATAACTTGCAAGAAAGTGTAGCAGTCTTCGGCAGCACTAGCTATGGTTACAGCTCCGCTTTCCACTGATACATCTAAGTCGTTAGCAACTCCACTGTGAGCCTTAGCTGTAGCTAAAACATTGGTGCCAAAAGCAGTGTTTGCGCTTACATCGTCTGCAATACTTACACCAGATAAACCCCAACCAACTGTACCTGTGTTGGTCCCGTTCACAGTAAAGAACGCTTGAAAGGTTACGGTTCCCTCATTCCAACTCTTAGGGAAAACAACACTAAACTGTGCAAACTGAGCAGTGCTAGGGTCGAAGTCAAGCACCTTAAGTTCTGGCCCATTGGCAAGCTCTACTTGCTCTGGTCCATCACAACCGTTAGTTGAATTTGGGTACATAGCAGAAGCGGGTACATAGATAGTTTCTTTGCCTTGAACCTTGAGGGTATTGATTTCATCACCAGTTGCAGTCAGTGCCGTTGAACCTAGAGTTATCGCCGCCGTGGTAATAGACTGGGTATTGAGAGACAACACATTGTCGGCAGTCTGATCTAAAGTAGCTATATCTATCCAAGCATCGTTGCCTTCATTACGCAACTTAAGTTTGTTAGCGTTAGTGTCAACCCACCACTGGTTAGCGTACATAGTGGTAGGCTGAGTATCACCAGAGGAGTTAGAGGCAAGCGCCACAAAAGCTGCATTTAAGTCTGCCCTAGTAGCAGGGAACAATTGGTTAAGTATGTCGAAGTCGTGTTGGCTCATGTCTTATGCTCCTATTCTACCGTTACGTTAGGGATGGGTTGTATTTCTGTCAGTTCAGTTGGGGTAGTAGCCGCCTCAATAGATGCTAATGCAGGGGCATCACGTAAAGATTGCTTGTCAGCAGTAATCTGTGTGGTGCTTGTACCTGTTTCCAAAGCTCTCATAAAGGCTGTGTCTAGTGCAGCCAGTGGCTCAATACGTGCTTGACGTATCTTGTCACGCCAGATGGCTCTTGCTGCTACCATGTCTACAGAGATAACTTCTGCATTAACATCAGCTTCCCAAGCACCACGAAAGGTACGTTCTGTTGGGACTTCGTAGTCTGCGGCATTATAAGATGCAGCGCCAATTTTAATTAGTGTTTGAGTCATGCTGCTAACCTCCAAGCATTTCGGAATTGTCTGTCAGATGGAACGTCTTCTGTACGTACAATCTTGAACATGGGTCTGTTGTATTCCACCGACCAGACGTGACGGGGAACGTCTTTCATTATAAGATACTCAATGGCTTCCTCCTCAGTGAGAGGACCAATACGAGGTGCAGTCCATTGTTCTGCATGTTTTTCTGGGTCATGCTCAAAGGTTTCGTGACGATCCTCTGCAATGGCCTGTCGCTCATCGTCCTGCAAAGCCCAGTGAACTGAGATAGGTGGTAGTAATCCAGCCTTGGCCTCTTCAAGCCATTGGTCACTAGGCACAAGTATCACTGCGGGTTGTTCTGGTTGCTCTGGGTCTTCAAACACTACTCTATAGTTGCTCATAGTACTACAACTACTTGCCCCCGTGTTGCGGCCGCATCAGAGAGTTGGCCCACAGAATTTGTACCACCCGTATTTCCCCAACGGCCTCGCATCGAACCCGTCACCGCACTAAACGTACAAGCAGACGATACTGGGTGGTTTGTTATAGGGGAAGACCCGAAAGTACTGGTGTAGTTAGCGTTAGCTGGGGCAGTGGTAAAGTTAGTACTGAAATCTCCCTCTCCATGATCACCAACGCTAGACACATTGCCACTTGAGCGAATTGACCCGCCGCCCGGCCCACTAAAGTTTACAAAAGCCTGTACAGAACCAGCGGCTGCCCCTGCTGACATATACGTTTTGACAGTCTCCACGCTAGTCATTCGCATTGTTCCAGCATCGTTGATTAAAATGCCATCTCCGTCAGCCAGAGCCTCTGTACCTCTAGCAGTCCCACCAGCTATATTGTCTAACTCTGCCGTAGTGGGAGTTGCACCCGCTAAGATATTTAACTCTGCCGTAGTAAGAGTTGCACCCGCTAACTTATTTAACTCTGCTGTAGTAAGAGTTGCCCCAGTTAACTTATTTAACTCTGCTGTAGTGAGAGTTGCACCTGTTAGCTTATTTAACTCAGTGTTTGTAGAGGTCAAAGCTGTGTCTAATTTAAGAACGACAACCCAACCATCGTTGGCCTCGTTTCTTATGTATAGGATGTTAGTGTCTGTCTCATACCAGAACTGGTTGGCATGTGTCGTAGTAGGAGCATCGTCCCCAGAGGAGTTAGATACAGCTGCCAGCAGTGCAAGGTTAAGGTCTGTTCTTGTTGCAGGGAAACTTTGATTGAGAATGTTGAAGTCGTGTTGCGACATTACGTCACTTCCTTTCCGTAGCCCTTAGCTACATAGTCTAAGGTTACAGCGTTAGTGCTAACTGCCGACCCAGTAAACATATTAAATGTGAAGCCAGTTCTTGTCTTGTTTGTTATTGTATACCTGTCTCCCTCAACTGCGTTAGAAAGAGAGATACCTAGTGCTGGAACCGCAGCAAAGGGATTTGGGAACAAGACGTTTTTAGTACCAGTAAAAGTTATATCAGAACCAGATTCCACCCTATCAGGCATGTCTATGTTTATAGTTAGCTCTTCTATCTGGGGGCTACTACTAGGGTCAATAGAAGTTAGTAAAGCCCTAAACTGAAAAGCCCTAGCTGTTATGTCACTAATAGAGAAGTCTTGCCAATCGGTATAAGTGGGAGTTCCATTAGGGTCATCGTTAGTATGCCTTAACTGCAGTATAACAGACACATCTTCAGCGTCAGTCCCTGTATCATCAAACAGAGTAGTGCCACTGTCAAAGAGGGTAGTTTGAAAATCAAACGTGTCTGCATTGTTAAATCTATTACTACGAACATCGTAACCTAGTCTTGAAGTAGACTTAAACCCTATGTCAAAGTGGTTTGCAAAGTAGTATATGCCAGCAGGTTCAAACGAAGTTACAAGGTCGAACAACGCATTTCCTCTGGCATCAAAGTTACCAGTAGCATTGTCGAACAGTTCGCTCAGTAACATTAGCTTACCATTAACAAGCTCTACAGTATCCTTTATACCACCGAAGGTTGGACCCTCGGTTAAGGTAGCTACTACATTTAGCTCTTCCATACCTACACTGGTAATTACAAACTTTGCAGGATTGACAGAAGTGTTTGCACCACTGGCGGTATCGTCTACCGCTTTAATAAAGTAAGTGCCCGGACCTGCATCAGCAACAGCAAAGACACTAAGACTTGAGGGTACTTCAGCTATAGCTATGGATGAGTTGTACTTAGCACCAGCTAACTCTTTACTAAACTTAATTGTATAGTGCGCTAAGTCTAAGTCAGATACAGGTGTCCAAGTTAGGTATAGGTTAGGTCCTACAAGGTTTCCGTTAAAGTTAGTTACATCTGCTGGCGGTGCGCCTAAAGGTTCTATGAGTTGGTTAGATAGTGTGGTATAGGCACCCTTAACACCTAGAGAGTTAATCGCCCTTACTCTAATATCGTAGCGTCCATCTGCTACACCTACAACGTCAATTCTGCTTGTGCCCGTAAAAAATCCAAGTGTGCCAACTCCTGTAAAGTTAGTGTCACCCACTTTTCTATATTGTACCTCGGCTATGTCCATAATGTTACTTGTGTTTGTAACGTCTACAGTCATAACTCCAGTAGTCTTACCCTTTACCCTTCTTAACTCTGAGCCAACGGTTACGCCAAGGGTCGGTACCTCAAAGGCTGACAACAAAGTAGTATTATCTCGTTCGTAGACTATACCATCAGAAACCTCATCAAAGACACTTTCAGCGATTTCCCTAAGCACCATGTCTATTTGTAAGTCGTATTCATCTACAGAACCAAAGCTCCAAGACATGACTTCAAACTCTTTGCTACTCCAACCAAGTCTAGTGTTAGTTAGGTATATGTTATCTCCCGTTTGTACTTGAAGAGCCCTAAGACCAAAGGAAGCCTCAACAGTAAGCTGTTGTCTGTTTCTCTCTAGGACTATCCTAGCTATTCTCCTAGCCTCTATAGAGTTGTCAGTAAAGGATAGGTCGAAGTCTACAGAAGTCTCTTGACCACCATCGGCAGTGACAAAGGCAGCGTTAGTTACTGGAGGAAAGTCTGTTACTTGGTAGTTAGTCTCGTCACCCCTAAACGTACCCCTAACAGTATTAAAGTTATCTCTGCGGGAGTTCCTAGTAGCTAAGTTTATACCAGACCTAAGATCGTCCTCATCAAAAGTAACTGTAGCAGCAGTCCACTTAGCAGCCTTAACCTTCCATGTCCCTTGGTTATACCATAGGGTAGCTCCCATAGAAGTTATGGCATCTTGTAAGAAGTCTACAGGTGTAACAGAAGTAGTAAAGGCTCCGTTCATTGTGTAACGTGTTGTACTAGCAGTTGTGTTAGTCTCATCACATATGTTAGCTGCAGTGGAAAACACTGTGTCGTCTATGTTAGCAGCAACCTCACCTAAGCCGTAGCCAGTAGATGACAGATAGTCTCTTATGCAAAGTGCAGGGTTGTCTGACCAAGCGGGTGCTGCTGATGGACTTCTAGGGTCGTATAACTTCTTACCTTTGATCACAGCAGTAATCTCAGGTACACCATTGGGGAAAGAGTCGGCATCGTATGTAAACTTACAGTATAGATAAGCAATGCCACGAAGTCTGTGGTTACTTGTCCAAGCAGATACGTTAGAAACAAGAGTACTATCGGCAACTTGATCTGCTGCACCTAAGTGTTTCTTGATATTGATCTTACCGCTATAACGACTAGGTGATGTGACATTTCCATTAGCTGCAACGGTTGCTAGATCATCGTTAATATATATCTGGTCAAAGGACTCTATCTCGTGTCCAGTGAAAGCTAATACCCTGTGCAGTTCCTTGTTGTCTGTACCCGTAGTACCGTCAAACACTCGTACTGCGCCAGTCCTCATCGAGCCGTACACTATCTGATGGTCTAGTGCCGACCCTGTCTGAGTTATGTTATAGCCCCTGTTCTTCTTGTTGCCACCGCCAAAGGAAGGCATCTGGGGCTTGGGCATAAGCGCCCTTAGTACGACAGAGGTTACAACTGCTATGGCTACGTAAGTAGCTACAGTAGTAGCAACTATAACGGCTGTTCCAGCTACAGTAGCACCAGCGGCATAAGCGGCAGCAGCAACAGCCATTAGCAGTTACCCCCAAGGTATTTAGTATAGACCCTCTCTGTGAGGTTAAAACCCAGCCTCTCAAGGATAGGATCAAAAGGGTTCTTTACTTTGGTGTTAACTATCATCACTGATGCCCCGTCTTTCCTTAAGTATTTCTCTGCAAACTTCATCAACCTTATCGCTGTCATACCCTTACGGTAATCTGGGTTGAGGTAGATGATATCATTAGAAGCGAACAAGTGGTCTTTGTAGTGGATACTCTTTGTTAAGATTACGACAAAGTATCCTATTAGTTTGTCAGAGCATCTAGCGGTAAAGATGGTCAACATACCTGACTCTTCTAGCTTCTCATAAGCATCCCAATCAGGGTTTAGTTTGATGTGGTCTTTGTTGATTGCCACTTCTTCCCAGTGACTCTCTATCAAGGGAATACACTCTTCCCTAACTTGACAAAGAAACTCTTGCTGAAACTTTACGTCAGGCAACAGCCTTTCCCCAGACTATCTCTTTATCTTGCAGGTCTTCAATAAAGTCTAGTCCCTCATCACCAGCATAGATTGACTTTTGATAAGCAGAGGTGTACCTAGCTATACGAGGACGCTCTAAATCTATTAGCCTGTTTTCTACAGTTAGTTCTACAGTTGTTTGTTCTGCAGTCTCTGCGATAGACATTTGGTCCATGTAGCCAGAGAACATCTGTGTTAGTGCAGTGGTATCGCTTCTGATACCGAGGTAGATGTTACATACCCGACCTTGGTATGGCTCTGCTAGTGCTAGGGAAAGAAGATCCCCTGTTATGCCAGTAAAGGTAAGACTGGCGCCCTTGACAGAAAGGTCAGAGCTTTCTTCTATAGCTGAGATTGACATTAGGTTCCCAGAGCCTGTCCAAGTATGCCCCTCGTAGGAAAGGTCTCCCACACCTGTCCACAGGCGTATCACGTTAGGGCTATCAAATAGAAGCTCTACAGCAAAAAATGGGTGGATGGTTGGATCGTCTAGGGCATTCAACACTACTGTTGGGAGAGTCCTGCTCATTATACAATCACCTCAACAGCCTCAAAGCCGATACCGTAGGTACTAGAGGTACCTATCTGCCACTCCTGTATATTACTTGCCAGCCTAAAGATACCCTTAGCATTGCTTACAGTTACAGCAACCCCAGCGTAAGTCTCTCTGAGGCTAGGCCAAATCTCCACTGCCCCAGCAGCCGATATATCTGCTAAGACCTTGTGTAGTTTAGATGTGGCTGCTGTACCCAGTTGTATATAGTCACCAGCTTTAAGGGTTGTTCCGTCAGATATCGCAAGAGTTACAGTATCAGCCCCCTTAGTCCCTGTGGCTGTAAGGGAGCTATTGACTGCTGTACCTCTAGGCTCTGTACAGT